AACTGCGGTTGGCGTGGCGCGTGCGCGTGATATCGTAAATGGCCGTGAGCTTTCCGAGCGCACTGTAAAAAGAATGTTTTCATTCTTCTCGCGTCACGAGGTCGACAAAAAAGGTCAAGGCTTTGATGTTGGTGAGGACGGGTATCCAAGTGCCGGAAGAATTGCGTGGGCTTTGTGGGGAGGAAATTCCGGCTTCACTTGGTCGCGTGCTATTACAGAGCGTCTTAAAAATGATGAAGAACGCGCAGCACCCGACGCACTTGAGGTTGGTGACTTTGTAAGCTGGAACAGTTCTGGTGGCCGTGCGCGTGGTGAGATTATACGCGTCGAGCGCGATGGAACTATTAACGTGCCAGATAGTGATTTCTCTATTACTGGAACGCCAGACGACCCAGCCGCATTGATTGTTTTATACCGTGGCGGTGAGGAGACCGACCGCAGGGTCGCCCATAAGTTTTCTGCCCTGCGCCGTATCGACGATATACGCGGCGACCAGGAGGGATTGAAACCCGAAGAGGAAGAGCGTATGATTGACGCTGATGTCTCAACTGAGGACGAAGATATGACCGAAGAAATGAATCAACGCCATATTCAAAGCATTGAAGAAACAGAGGACGCTTACATCGTGACCTTTGGTAAATCTATGCCTGAGCGGGGCAACGAAGAAAAAGAAGAAGACTTGCAGGTTGAGCGGTTTGACCGCACCGAAATGGAAAAACGCTTTTACGATACAGAAGACGAAGAGCGTTATATCGACGAGGAAACTCGCATGGTGCGCGTCGGCGTGTCTAGCGAACAACCTGTCGAGCGTTCTTTTGGCATGGAAGTTATCGACCATACAAAAGAAAGCATGAACCTAGAATTTCTGAACTCTGGACGCGCTCCGTTATTGGTCGGGCATGATATGAACGACCAAGTGGGTGTTGTCGAGAGGGTTGAGTTGGATGAGGAGGCACGCCGTCTGCGTGCTGTTGTTCGGTTCGGGAAGAGCCAACGAGCCTCTGAAATCTTTGACGATGTTCGCGACGGTATTCGTATGAACATTTCAGTCGGCTATCGTATTGATGGCAAAGTAGAGCGTGAGGGTGACCCAGATAATTACGTCCGCGTCGCCACCACGCCTATGGAAATTTCTCTCGTTCCCGTGCCGGCAGACTCGTCACAGTCTGTAGGGGTGGGTCGGTCAGTTTCCGAACCTTTAACTGAAACCCCTTCTGACGTGGAGATTAAAATGTCTGAAGAAATTAAAAATGAAGGTGTCAACCTTGACGCAGTAAAGGCCGAAGCTGTCCGCACTGCACGCAAGAACGACTCCGAAATCTTGGCACTGGCTGCCAAGCACAACAAACGCGACCTCGGTGAGGCCGCTATCCGTGAAGGTCAATCTGTAGACCAGTTCCGTGGTCAACTGCTTGACGTTATCGGTGACGACAAACCTCTCGAAACCCCTGCCTCAGTTGTAGACGCGCCGGTCAAAGAACGCCGCGAATACTCTCTGGCTAACATGCTTCGCGCCCAAGCCACTGGCGACTGGACAGAAGCTGGTCTCGAGCGTGAAGTTGACCAAGAAATCACCAAAAATGTTGGTCGCTCTGCTGAAGGCACATACATTCCTGACTTCATTTGGAGCCAGCGTGCAGGTGCATTGGCAACCGGCGCAACTGGTGCTGTTGGCGACGAGAACGATTTCTCGAACTTTGTCCCGACTGTTCACCGTGGTGACCTGTTCATTGAAGCCCTTCGCGCCCAGCAAGTTCTGGGTGGCCTCGGCACGACTTACCTGTCTGGCTTGACGAACCGCATCAGCGTTCCGAAAATGTCAGCCGGTGCAAACGTCGGCTTTGTTGAGGAACTGGGTGACGTAGCAGACCAAAGCGGCACGGACGCAGCTATGACGCTCCAGCCCCGCACTTTGGGCGGCTATGTAGATATCTCTCGCTTGATGCTGATGGAAGCAGTTCCGGCAATCGAGCAGGTTATCCGCAATGACCTGATGGCTTCTATGGCTGACAAAATCGAGTATTACGCAATCAACGGCTCTGGCGCATCTGGCCAACCGACCGGTCTGCTTAATACTGCTGGCATCAACAACCTTGACATCTCGTCTGGCACAGACGTTGACGCTCTGACTTGGAGCGACATCATCGCACTGGTCAAGCTGGTCGAGGAAGACAACGGCGTAGTGAACGCCGGTGCTGCTGGCTTCTTGTCTCACCCTGCCGTTAAAGCGAAACTGGCCTCAACCGCCAAAGTTTCGTCCACCGACAGCGTGATGATTTTGAATGACCCGTGGAATAACCTTTATGGTTATCCTGTTGCCTTCTCAAGCAACGTCCCGACGACGCTTGACCCGGGTGATGGCGGCAACGACGCATCGGCAGTTGTGTTTGGCGACTTTAGCCAACTCGTAATTGCTAGCTTTGGCGCACCGTCAATTCTGGTTGACAACTTCAGCAACAGCTTGGCCGGCTCTAGCCGTCTCGTGCTGCACACTGAAATTGACACCGGTGTTCGTAATGCCGTTAGCTTCGCCAAGACCGATGAGGTCAGCGTAGCTTAATTGCTAACTTGGAAGTGGCGGGGCGCAAGCCCCGTCACGACCTTTCTTTTATGAGGTGGGATTATGAAAATTAAGATTTTACAAAAATGTTTTATCGGCTCTGGCGGCAACCTTATGGCCGGCGAGGAGCATGAAATTGAAGAGCGTATTGCTGAAAAGCTAATTGCGCGTGGTTTTGCAGAAGCTGCAGACAAGAAAAAAACTGCACCAAAGAAAAAGAAAACGACCCGTGCGGTTGAAACACTCGAAACACCAGAGGATGTTGACCTCGCCCCGAGTGAAGACTAATGGCTGTCGAAACCGCCACAGAATTGGCTATCTTTTTTGATGCCGATGACTTTGGCGTGACTGCGTCTTATACGCCGTCCGGCGGCTCTGCCTCGAATGTAAAAGGCATATTTGATAACGAGTTTTTTGAAGCCGGACTCGGTGAGGTTGGTGTTGCTATTCAGCAGCCGCGTTTTGTGTGCCGCACCTCAGATATCTCTGCGGCTGCAGAAGGTGACTCGATTACTATCAACTCTGTCGCTTACACTATTCGCGTCGTTCAGCCTGATGGAACTGGCGTAACCACGCTGGTGCTAGAGGAAGACTAATGGCACACGTTAGGAAGAACATACGCGATAACATAACAACGACGCTGACCGGGCTAACTACAACCGGCAGCAAAGTGTTTCAGACGCGGCTATTTCCGCTAGGCGAGGCAAAGCTTCCTGCGCTTTGCATATATACAAAAAACGAGGGCAGCGATTACGCGACGGTGACGACGCCACGCACGCAGGTTCGCTCCCTAGAGGTAATCGTTGAAGCGTATGTCAAAGGCACGAGTGCTGTTGACGATACGCTCGACACGATAGCTGTTGAGGTAGAGGAAGCCCTTTACACCGACCTGACACGCGGCGGTTACGCCAAAGACACTCAGGTTACGGAGTTTGAGGCCGACTATACCGCAGACGGCGAACAATCTGTTGGCATGGGGCGATTTACCATTGCAATCACTTATGCTACAGTCGAAAACGATATTGAGACTGCCGCTTAATATCTTATTTTGTTTGCAAACTTGGAGATTGAAAAATGGCAACACATACTGGTTCAGAAGGAACTGTTAAAATCACGCCGAGCGGCGGTTCAGCAACCGCAGTCGGTGAAGTCCGAAGCTACACGATTGAATCGTCAGCCGAGGTTATCGAGGACACCACGATGGGCAACGCAGACCGCACTTACAAAGCTGGTCTCAAAACCTTTACTGGCTCTCTTGAGGTCTTCTTTGACGAAACTGACACAGCGCAGGCTGCGTTAGATGCTGGTGCGGAAGTTACTTTTGCGGTGTTCCCAGAAGGCGACACAAGCGGTGACACCTATTACACCGGCACAGCTATCCTGACGGGTCGCACAATCACTGCCAGCTTTGACGGTATGGTAGAGATGGCTCTGACGGTTCAAGGCACAGGCGCACTGTCCGAAACAACCGTATAATCTAACAGACAGGGGGTGGCACTATGTCTAAAATTGGCGACCAAATACGGTCAAACACTGAACTCGAGCGCACTAAAATCTCCGTTGAGGAGTGGGGTCAAGATGGAGAGCCACTGGTTCTTTTCTCGACACCGCTTCTCGCCGGGGAGTTTTCGCGTTTGCAGAAAAAACACAAAGACTTCATCAACAACCCGTCGGTCGATGGTTTGGTTGACTTAATTATTATGAAGGCGCAGGACGCAGAGGGTGAAAAAGTCTTTGACATTGAAGACCGCCCCATACTCCTGCGGCAGCCGATTGGTGTCGTGACTTCTGTTGCGACAGCACTGATGGGCAATCTCTTTGATTTGGATGAGACGGCAAAAAACTAAAGGCCGACCCGTTCAGAATGACACTGATAGGTCTAGCGGGTCGGCTTAATAAAACCATCGCAGAGATTGAAAACATCAGTTACAATGAGGTCGTGGAGTGGATTGCTTTTTACGAGATAACTGATGGCGCAGGAAAGACTTAATATTCTCATCGGAGCGAAAGACACCGCAACAGGTGTTTTTCGTAAGTTCCAAAGAACCCTCGGCGGAGTAGCTAAGGGGATTCTTAACTTTAAGACTGCGCTGGTTGGAACTGCCGGCATCGCCGGTATTGGTCTGCTGGTTAAAAACTCACTCGAAGCAACCGACCGGATTTCAAAACTTTCGCGCACTATCGGCCTCTCAGTTCAAGAACTGCAAGGGCTAAAGTTTGCTGGTGAGATTGCCGGCGTAGAGCTTGAAACGCTAGGCAAGGGTGTTCGCAACCTCTCTCGCGTAACTAACGACTTTGCAGTTCGCGGCCTTACGACCAGCAAAGAGGCATTTGATAAGCTCGGCATCAGCATCAAAGACATACGCGACTTGAGTGGCGACCAGCTTGGCTTGTTTGAATTAGTTGGCGACCGGCTTGGGCAGCTAGAGAATGGATTTGAAAAAACAGCCATCGCGCAGCAATTTTTTGGAGGTCGCGCCAGTGAGGTTATCCGGGTTCTAGAAAGCGGTAAGGGCAGTTTTGCTGACTTGCGAAAAGAGGCCGGCAGTCTTGGCTTGGTTTTAAGCACCGACGCAGCAAGGGGCGTAGAACAAGCAAACGACGCTTTTCTGAGGCTTCGTCGTTTGTTTACGGGTATCGTTACCCAGCTTACAGCAGCCCTCGCACCGGCCTTGCAAACGCTTGCAGATACCCTGCAGAACAAAGTCAAAGGTGCGATTGATGATAGCGGCGGCAGCGTTGCAGAGTTTGGACGCAGCATTGCTGGCGCGTTCCTTGACGGCATAAAAAGAGCTTTGGTTGGATTGCAGATTTTAGGCAATCAGGTCAGCTTATTTATATCTGGCCTGACGCGGGGCGCAGTCGAGCTTGGAACTATAGACCTCTCTGCCCCCGTCACCAAAATTGTTGAACTGCAGGACGCTATAAAGGCAGGCACTAAAGGTGTGAAAGATTCAGTCTCTGCCAGCGCAGAAGATGCAAATGCTGAGATTGAAGAAGTCATAAGCATGAGCGATAGGCTTAAAGAGGCTTTCCGAGAAAACTTTGGCTTTCTAGAGCAGACGGTCGAAAGCAGCTTGCAGAAAAACATCACGGATATGTTCAATGGAACCAAATCCACGATGGAAAGTTTTAGAGATTTTACTCGCACAATCATAAACGCAATTATACAAGAGTTTATTAAGTTGCAGGTCGTTCAGCCAATAATCTCTGGACTGTTCGGCGGCGGCACAGCCACCCCAGCACCAGCAGTGCCGGCATCGGGCGCGGCTATTGGTGGCTCAGTGCAGCGCGGAGTGCCGCGTATGGTTGGTGAGCGTGGTGCTGAAATGTTTGTTCCAGCGTCCTCTGGCAGCATTATACCTAACGAAGACCTACAAGCTGGCGGCACAACCGTCGTGCAAAACATCAATATTTCCACTGGGGTATCTCAGACTGTTCGCGCTGAGATTGCACAACTTATGCCGCAAATCGCTAACTCAGCCAAAGCTGCTGTGCTGGACGCGAAACAGCGCGGCGGCTCATTTAGCAAGGCTTTCTGATGGCATACTCTTACCCACTAACACTGCCGACAGTCACTGGCATCCGCTCAATCAATCTCCGAGCGCGTAATGTCGTTGGCATATCTCAATCGCCATTTACGCTAAAACAGCAAGTGATTTCTCATTCGGGTCAGCAGTGGGAAGCAGAAATCACACTGCCGCCAATGACCCGCGCCGAAGGCGAAGAATGGGTGTCGTTTCTGGTCAAGCTAAAAGGCCAGCAAGGCACATTTCTGCTAGGCGACCCATCAGGCGCAACGCCACGCGGTAGCGCAGCCTCTACACCCGGCACACCGCTAGTCAACGGCGCAGACCAGACGGGCGGTAGCTTAACGATTGATGGCGCGCCAGCTAATGCGTCTGGCTATCTAAAGGCTGGCGACTATATTCAGCTTGGCACATCATCGTCAGCAACGCTGCATAAAGTGTTGAATGATGTAACGACTAACGGGTCTGGCGAAGCGGCCATCGACATTTACCCGTCTATTCGCACAGAACCAGCCGATAATGCGGCGGTCACAGTCAGCAGTGCCAAAGGCGTGTTTCGTCTTGCCAGCAATGAAACAAACTGGTCAATCAACGAAGTGACACACTTCGGCATTACCTTTGCCGCAGTCGAGGCCATAACGTGAGCCGCGATTTACCAACAGCACTTGCCACTGAAATACTGGCGGCAGAGATTACGCCGTTTTTTGCGGTGGAGTTATTCTTTCAGACATCGACATTGCGGTTCTGGTCTGGCTTGGGTGAGCAGACTATTGATGGTGATGTCTATGTCGGCAGTGGCAATATGCTTGCCATCTCAACGATTGACGAGACATCGGAAATCGCGGCAAGAGGTGCGACGCTTACACTGTCTGGCATACCTAGCGAACTTATCAGCCTTGCGCTGTCTGAGCCGTATCAGGGTCGCAAGTGTAAGATTTACTTTGGCGCATTAGACGCAAGGGGCGATTTTCTATTGCTCGAAGATGGTTCATTCTTGCTAAACGAAAATGGCTCTGCCTTCAGCATTGCTACAGATACAGAAAGTGTAATGGCTGAGATATTCACTGGCTACATTGACCAGATGAACATTGACGAAGGCGCAGAGACATCGACCATCGCTGTCGGCGTTGAAAGCCGATTGATTGACTTGCAGCGTCCGCGTGTGCGCCGCTATACACACGAAAGCCAGAAGTCACGCTTTCCAAATGATTTGGGCTTCCAGT